CTTCTATCTGCTTGCGGTACTTGAATCCTAGGTGCTCTGCAATGTGCGCTTGAAGCGCAGCCATGATTTGTTGTGCTTGAGGATTCTGTCCGATAGTTTGAGCAATCATAGGGTCTTGTATAAACGCTTGGTGCGTTGCCATATGAGCATCGTGGTCTTGGTATATAAATGATTTTATGGGTGTACCTGTTAATGCGTTCATGTTCTCGCTTACAGGATCGCTTGGCTTTATATCATCTTTCGTTGGGACTAACTTGTCAGCGTTCTTAATGCCTAAGACATCAATCATTTGACGGTGTAGTTGCGGCAGATCATAAATCTGCGGGGCTTGCTGTGCCATTTGTAACACAGCTTGGTACTGTACTACTCGCTGTGCCATTGTAGAGCTGTTAGGGTCACTTACAGGTATAACATCTACTAGTCTGTAATCTGATTGCCGTGCCGACATTTCGCCTCTAAGAGGCTGGTAATCGTACTCAGGAGAAGCATACTCAGCCATAATAGCCTTGAGCATTTTAAACTCTTGTTTCATAGCATAATGTACACGCGCCTGTACTGCTGCCATAGGCTTTAATGTACGTTCTAGCAATGCTAGGGTAGTTCCTACAGGAGCGTTAGCTGACATGTCAGAGATGTTCATATCACTAATAGCGCCTAGACGACGACCTTCATTAGTAATTTGATCTAGTAAAGCTAGTAGAGTTTGACTAGGCTCCTTATAAGGAAGGGGCATAATGTTCTCGCGGATGCTACCTGATGGTACATCTACGTCTTTCCACTCTCCGGGTTCTATAGGAGAATCGTCACCTTTAATACGTAGTCCACGGGATTTTAGACCCCCCGGAAGGTTAGACAGCGTACCAGCATCTACTAACTGACGTATAAGTGATGTTCCTGCCCTAGCATAACCACCAATAATGTGGATCAGTCCAAGGCCGTAGAAGCCAAATCCGGGAACATATACGTAATGTACGAAGTGCTGACGTTTTAATGTTAGTTTGTCTTCCTCATCCCAATTACGACGAATAGCTAGTATCTCGTTACTGCCTCGCTCCATAGTAACTACGTAAGGTTTGGCTATATCATCATCAGAATCATCTACACCTTCAATAACAAGGTCTGCATGAATCTCGTACATAGCATAACGATCATCATCAGTAAGAGAGAACCCACCGTCTTCGGCTTTCTTCTCTTCAATATCAGTATGAAATGCTTGTGGTTCTCCTAAATCTACGTCGCGATAAAACCCATTTACCTGTAGCTTACGTAGGTCATTCTTGGTTTTACGCATGATGTGCGTAACGCGCTCGGCAGACTCTATATTAGAACATCCATAAGGGACGATAACGTCTTCTGCGGGGATATAGATAGCTGTTTGTCTACCTAAGTTAGGATCAAAATAAACCTTCTTAAACGCCGATCCTGCAAGCCCTAGGCTATACAGCATACGCTCATGTTCTGGACGATACTCAACCATATTCTCGGTTAGCTCGTAGTTCATGTCGGCTTTTACACGTTCAGCCGCTTCGTCTTTCTCTTTTGTCTCTTGTCCTAACACCTTTACACGAACTGGGCCAGCCGCAGGGAAAGTCTCACTCATTGTCTCTGCTTGAAAACGAATGGCTGCTTCTGCTAAAACGGTAGAGTTAACACCACAAGCGCCTTCCCAAGGAGTAGTACGCTCTTCATACTTAAAACCAATGATATCAAGACCCTTAACATATGTGTCAGCCCACTCTTTTCGGCTATCTACGTCTGAGTCTACTAACTCTATAAGTTCATCTGCTAATGTTGATAGGTAGTCTTCTTCTAATTCTTCTGCTAAGTTACTATCAAAATCACCGCCTACCATGTCATTTCCGGGAATTAAGGTAATTTCTACGCTACCATCGGACATAGTTAC